AAGTAGATGTATTAATGATAAACAGGTTTAAGGAGTACGTATGACTACAATTAGATTACATGGAATTTTAAAGCATGAGTTTGGCTCTTCCTTCAAAGCAAGGATAGCTAAACCCAGAGAGGCGTTCGCGGTTATAGAAGCAAACAGATCAAATTTTAAAAAAAGAATTATAGACCTACATAAAAAAGGTTTCAATTACGCCATCGTTGTAGACGGTAAGAGAATATCTGAAAAATCACAGCTTGAGCTGATTGGACATAACAAAGTTATAGATATAGTTCCTTTGATAACTGGATCTGGACCTTTGGCTCCTATACTTATTGCTGTTGCTGTTGCTGTTGTTATAGCTGTTGTAGCTTTAGCTATAGCTTTGCTGTTGGCACCCAAACCTCCAGAACCACCAGATATTAGTGTGACGGCTCGAGGTTTTGAACAATCTTTTATATTCGCAAATAAAGCAAACGTAGCTGCTCAGGGTATACCCGTTCCAGTGGGTTATGGTCGATTGAGGGTTGGTACTCAAGTTATACAGGCTTGCGTTAAAAGCTTTCCAAGAAACCAAGTGCCGAAAGATATAATAGCTGGCAGTTCTTATTCAGATTCTCCAGATTTTTCTTACTCAAAAGGAACTATACTATGAAGCACTTCGAATTCAAAAATACGTTTAGGGGAGCTGGTTTCGGAGGAGGAGACCCACCAAAACCAAAACCTGCATTTTTAGTGCCACCAGAGCTAGGGGCTTATTCGGTTTTGTCTTCATTTAGTTATTTAGAAGTCGTAGACTTGGTTTGCGATGGGCCAATCAAGGGTTTAGTAAACCAAAATGGTTATCCATTACCTCCTGAATATCTTTTGCAAGGCGTTTATTTAGACGGTATACCAGTAGAAGAAAGCCAAGAGAATTTCTTAGTTCCTTTCGACGAGTTAGTCGCGGGTGGGGAAAACGGACAAATAAACGAAAGTCAACAACCAGCACTAGTAAGCGGTGTAAAAGAAGTATTTGATTCTGTTGCGGCTTTAGTTGTAACCACAAACGATGGTGTCGTCGCAAGCCAGTCTTCATCAGCCGCACCTAGTTATTATCAGGTAGATGATTATGTTATCGGATCTCCTAGGTTATTGGCCTCTCCGATAACAGCTGTGGCGGTTTTTGGTATATCCTACAATGGATCAATTATAGAGCTGGTTCGAGATGGCTCTAATTTGGTATGGGAGAACAATTATGCGGGTACGTCAGCTGAAAGCTTCGTGGACGCTCACCAAGTAAGGCTTAATTATGAATTAGAAACTGATTTAAGACCTGGGTTCTGGAAACTTGTTGCAACTAGTGACAAGTATAATGGAACTGGTTGGTATAAAGACCGAGTTTTTAACGCATCAACACAAGAATTTGAAGATGCACCATATGGAAACCCAACTGATCCTTTTAATACTTATACAGGGTATCCTGCAGACAATCTTCCTGGTATAGTTGTAGATGGTCAAGGCGGAGGATATATAGTAGACTCGTCTTTAGATAGAGATGTTAACGCGTTTTATACAAGAACGGAGGATTTGGGCGTTTACCAAGACACATTGAACGGAGCCGACCCACAAACTGGTAGACCGATATATGATATTGACATAGAAGTCAATGCCAATTCTAAATATCAAGTTAATTTTGGCATGTCTGTCAACACAATATCTGAAATGTTTGATAGTCAGGGTTCACTTAGTAGGGGTGCTGATGAAATTCTTAACATAACACCATCACAGTCAGCCGAATACACATATTTGACTGAAAGATTAAAAGATTATGGTTTTGATCTGACCACTCAGACTCTTGATACTGCAGCTATAAAAGACATAGTAAGGGGTAATTATGACCCCAGCTTTACGGATTGGTTTACAGATGCAGAATCAAACAACAGGGTTGGACCGTATTTATGTATAAAAGTATCTGGTCAGCTTGAAGCTTATTTAAATCAGGCACAAACAGATTTATTCCAAAACCAAGCAGGAACAGCAGTTAATACAGATGCGAGACTTATCCTTGACTCTGTAAGAAATTCAACATTGGGAGAAATAAGTAGCAGGACAATAAATTTACTTGTCCCTGAAATGGCTAACGATGGAAGTTGGAACGGAAATGTAAAAGGGTTTTATCTAGTTGAACTTGGCTTCTTTAGACAACTAAGAACATCTTTACCTGGAATCACAAGCCCCTATTCAGATTTATTTATAGGCAAGATATCAAAAAAGGATATTCAGTTTTTTGTAACCAATAAGGGTTTTAAAGTATACAGTGTAGAAAAAGCAGAAATTGACCCTGATGATAATTTTGTACAACTGCCCAGTAAATTTAATTACAGCAATATTCTTTGTGAGTTTCGTAACGGTTTACAAAGTCAGGATTCTCTTGATTATTTTAAAAAGCTATTCGTTGATTTTACATATGACGGCCAACTTTGGGGGCCTTTCAGACAAAGCGGTCAAGTTGAAAAGATCAGGCAAGGTGCTAAAATGCTTTCTCCGCAAGGTCAATTTAACTTATCAACAAGTGCTATTTTAGGAAGAGGAGAAGGCTCTAATGACGATAGGTCGACTAGAGAAGGGAGAGAAAGTTTTGACGACTGGAACGATAAAGCTCCAAATTTTGAAGAGAGTGCTCAACCGCTAACTCATATCATCTACAACAACAATGTAGACGAAGTTTTTATTACACTTAGAGTAGACGCACTTTCGGATACTGTACAGCAAGATATCGGAGACCCAGAAGACCCGACGTTCAGAGCAGGAGCAAGGATACCTGGAACAATGAACTTCAAGGTTGAGGTTGGTTATGTAAATTCTTTAGGCGATTTTGAAACTACATTAGATATAGCTTATAAAATAAGTTCTATTGTAGAATCTCCAGCGCTATTAGATATAGGGAACCCAGACAACAGGTCGGCTATAGATGATTTTGATTTTCTTAGAGAAATAAACCGAGATGAAAAAGCTGACTCTTCCTGTCAAGGTTCAGATTTTGATTTGTTTGACCCATTTCCGTTACCTCCAGCTCATACCCCAGCCGATCCAAATGACACAAGTAGATCGGAAGACGTAAAAACCAAAAGATTTATAAGGGTAACTAGATTGTCGACAGAGACATCAAGTATACTAGTTCAGAAAAAAATGACACTACTAAAGGTGACAGAGATAATGCCATTAAGGATGGAATATCCATATTCTGCTATAGCTGGAATGAAAATAGACTCAAGGTCTTTTGAATCTCCACCAACAAGAACTTATGATTGCAAGTTGAAAATGATAAGGGTACCTTCTAATTATTTTCCGACAGACAAGAATGACAAAGACTTAAGATATTGGGACCAGAAAAACGAGATAGACAATCTTTCCCAAGAAAAGCTCAGAATATACAAGGGAGATTGGGATGGAACATTCAAGTACGAATGGACTGACAACCCTGCTTGGATTTTGTATGATATGATAGTCTCTACTCGTTATGGATTAGGGGAACACCTAAGAGAAGAACAGGTCAATAAATGGGATTTGTATAAAATAGGTAGGTTCTGCGACTCTGTAAATAAAGATGGAGTTTATGAGGGCGTAGATGATGGTCGTGGAGGATTAGAACCAAGGTTTGCTTGTAATATAATGTTCAGTCAAGGGACAAGAATATTTGATTCCATAAACACCATCGCTTCTATATTTAGGGGTTTTGTTTATTATCAAAATTCAGAGATTAGTTTCTCAGACGACAGATTCAAAGACCCTATTGCTGTTTTCACAAACTCAATGGTCGAAGAAGGCGTTTTTAGTTACTCTAATTTAAAAAGAGATGAAAAATTCAATGCCATAGAAGTTCCTTACATAGACAAGTACGACGGATTCAAAACGAAAGTCGAATATGTAGAGGATGAGGAAGATGTCTCTAGAAGAGGCACATTTAAGAAAACGGTAAATGGATTTGGTATAACATCAAAATCACAAGCAAACAGACTTGCTAGGCATGTTCTTTTTCAAGGAACAAAAGAAGATCAAGCTGTTGGGTTTGTGGTAGGCTTGGAGTCTCTATTAGTTTCTCCTGGAGATTTGATAATAATAGAGGATGATTTGAAATCTTTAGATTCCAATTTCGGAAGAATATTAGAAATAGATACTGAAAATTACACAATAAGAACAAGTCAACCTTTTGTTAGTGGAGATTATGAGGACTATATAACTATGTATGTGCCTGTGGCCAAGCAAAACATACAGGATGTTTCTGATTTAACAAGCCTTGTTAGATCTAGAACGTATGGTTTTGAAATTTTATCAACTTCAAACAACACGTTTAATTCCAATTTTGTTGGAGATTATAGCTTCGAAAGATATACAGAAGGTTTCTCTGATTTAAATGTTGGTTCTGAACCCCAAAATGAATATGGATTATATAAAGG